TGCTTTGCCTGCTAAAGGTACTGGTGCTGGTACTTCAGGTACAACTGCACAAGACGCTAACTACGGTGTTATTGTAGCTGGTCAGGACGATGCTGTTGCTTCTGCTGAGCAGATCAACAAAGTTGAGAACTACCGTGACCCAGACAGCTTTGCTGACATTGTACGTGGTATGCACCTTTACGGACGCAAGATCCTGCGCCCCGAGGCACTTATCACAGCACGTTACAACGCTGCTTAATTACACTTAGTCTGTCGGGCTGGTCTCTCAGGAGGCTGGCCCTTCAGCTTACTTAACGGTAGGATGACTCTATGGCTACTTACGTATCGCTAGTTAATGAATTACTAAGACGCATGAATGAAGTCACACTTGATACAGCAGGTGATGGCTTTGATACCGTGCGCAACGTTCAAGCTCTAGCTAAGGATGCAATTAATAGTAGCATTAGACTTATTCTACAGACGGGTCAAGAGTGGCCCTTCCTAAAGACTACCTACACACAAACTCTTACTGCTGGTACACGTCAGTACAACTTCCCTGCAGACTACTCAAGTGTAGACTGGGATACTTTCTACATTAAGAAACTGGCGTCAGAGCAGAACGGTCCTCGCCGCTTGAAGGCTATCTCTTATGAGGATTACATTCAGAACTATAGATCTTCTGACGATAGCGGCGATACAGTAAACGGTGAGTCTGCTCCCTCTGTAGTATATCAGACTTATGGTGAGTCTTTTGGTGTTACGCCTGTGCCTAACGCTGCGTATGAGATTGAGTACGTATACTGGTCTTTCCCTAGTGACCTTACAGTTTATAATGACGTGGCAATTATCCCTGATCGTTTTAAGCACGTATTGATTGACGGTGCTATGATGTTTATGATGCGCTTCCGTAGCAATGAACAGAGCGCAGCAATGCACCAGAATAACTTTGAGGATGGCATTAAGTCTATGCGCCGTGTCTTAATGGATGATGCTATTGAGATCCGCTCTACAGTAGTTACACGAGGTAACACTACCTCATTTAATGGCAAGTTCTAATGGCTGATAATCTAGCCTCCTTTAAAGTCTTCTGCCAAGGCGGTCTTAACACCAGCCGTGATGTGTTATCACAGGGTGAGACACAGCCGGGTTCAGCTATCTCGTTGATTAACTACGAGCCTGCTGTTACTGGTGGCTACCGTAAGATCAGTGGCTACAGCAATGACTATGGTACTGTACCTGGCTTTGGTAACGTGTTGGGTGTATGTGTAGCTAATGGTGTTAACGATGGCATCCTAGCTGCACGGTATGACACAGGAAGTACCAACTATCTGTACTACTGGGATACTGCTACATCTGCTTGGGTTACTATTACTACACCTGCCTCAGTAGACGTATCGACTTACCCTAAAGTACGCTTCACTAAGTACAACTGGGGTTATGACGAAGTAATCATCACGGATGGCGTTAACCCTGCTGCAGTCTACACAGGTACAACCTACACACAGATTACTGACGCTAATGCGCCCAGCGCACCTAAAGTAGCTCACGTATTTAAGAATCACATGTTCCTTGCCTCTGACGCAACAGAACGTACTAACATCTGGTTCTCTGCTCCTTATGATGAGTATAACTATGACCCTGCTGACGGTGCAGGTGTTATCAACGTAGGCTTCCCTATTGTAGCTATCAAGTCTTTCCGTGATGCGTTGTACATCTTTGGTACTAACAATATCCGTAAGCTTGTAGGCAACAACATCTCAGACTTTGTAGTACAGGAAGTTACGGATGACTTGGGTTGCCTTGCTACAGATAGTGTAGTTGAGATTGGTGGGGACTTGCTGTTCCTCTCTCAAGATGGCTTACGTCCTGTTGGTGGTACTGATAAGATTGGTGACGTTAACCTTGAGACAGTATCTAAAGACATTCAGTCTATCTTTACTGACGTTGTATTTGATGTAGACTTAGATAAGCTAGACGCTGTAGTTATTAGACAGAAGACACAGTTTAGATACTTCCTTGGTGCTGCAGATGGTCAAGGTATTATCGGTGGCTTTAGGCAGACACCTAACGGCTTGCAGTTTGAGTATGGTCAGATGCTTGGTGTATTCACTACGTGTGCTACCTCTGGTTATATTGGTCAGAATGAGTTTGTTATACATGGCGATAGCAACGGTAAGGTACACCGCCAAGAGCAAGGCAATAGCTTTGATGGTGAGGACATCTTTAGTGTATTTCAGACACCCTTCTTTCACATGCAAGACCCAGAACAGCGTAAAGTATTCTATACTGTAGCTACTTACTTGCGTTCTGAGGGTGACAATGAGATCGTTATGTCTGCCTTGTACGACTACGAAGATGTAGATACACTAAGCCCAACTAACTTTACATTAACAACACAAGGTGCTGCAGCTTACTATAACGAAGCCTTGTATGACAGTACAGCAATCTTTGATGGCAACCCTGCACCAGTACAGCGTACTAACGTTTCAGGCTCAGGTAAGTCGGCATCACTTAAATACGTAACAAACGATACAAACGCATCACACAGCATTCAAGGCATAGTGATTACTTTCGGGGTGGGAGATAGACTCTAAATGGCGGGATATACCAGACAGTCCGTAGCTGACATTATCGCAAATGCGGTTATCAAAGCTGCACCAGTAAACGCAGAGTTTAACGCTATCCGTGATGCTTTCAACAACAGCACGGGTCACAAACACGATGGCACTTCTGCTGAAGGTACTTACGTACCACTCATTGCCGATCTTGATGGTAAGAACAAAGTAGTCGTAGATACTATTAATAACAGGGTAGGTATCTTCTCAGAGGTAGGTGGTGCAGCAGTAGAGCAAGTACGTATTCAAGACGGTGCTATTGTTCCTGTAACAGATGATGACGTTGACCTTGGTGCTACAGGTGCTGAGTTTAAAAACTTGTACATTGATGGCATTGGTTATATTGACACAGTAGCAGTACATGAAAATGCCACTATTGCAGGTACTCTTAACGTCACGGGTGCAACTTCTCTTTCTACTGTTGTGACTACAGGTCAGGCTGCTCTTGCTACAGTAAACATTGATGGTGGTGTTATTGACGCTACGACTATTGGTAATACCACTCCAGCCACAGGAGCCTTTACTACTGTATCAGCTACTGGTGGTTTTACAGGCGATGTAACGGGTAACGTATTAGGTAACCTTACAGGCAATGTGACGGGCAATGTAGCGGGTAATGTTACAGGTGATCTAAGTGGTAACGTAACTTCTACAGGTTCTTCTACCTTTAATAACGTTACCATTGACGGTACGTTGAATATGAATGCAGGCACTACTGCAACAATCACTAACCTGACAGACCCTACAAATGCACAAGACGCAGCTACTAAAGCTTACACAGACACAGCGGATGCACTCAAGCTCAACCTTGCTGGTGGTACTATGTCAGGTGATATTACTATGGGCGGTAACACAGTTACTGGCTTAGGTACACCTACTGCAGCTTCAGACGCCGCTACAAAGTCTTATGTAGATACGGGCATAGCTAACGTCATTGACTCTGCACCAGGTGCGCTTGATACACTAAATGAGCTTGCTGCTGCTCTTGGTGATGATGCTAGTTTCTCTACTACTATTACAAACAGTATTGCCACTAAGCTACCACTAGCAGGTGGTACAATGACTGGTAACATCACTATGGGGGCTAACCTTGTTACCTCCACTACAACGCCAGTTACTGCAGATACACTTACTCGTAAAGGTTATGTAGATACCCAAGATGCCTTAAAGTTAAACTTAACTGGCGGTACTATGTCGGGTGCCATTGCTATGGGTACATCTAAGATCACAGGACTGGGTGACCCTACTTCAGGTCAAGATGCAGCAACTAAAACTTATGTAGATACACAGGATGGTTTGCAGGTTACTAAGTCTGGCGATACTATGTCAGGTAACCTAGCAATGGGTTCCAACAAAGTAACGGGCTTGGCTGCACCTACAGATGCAAACGATGCTGTAACTAAGACATACGTAGATACTATTACTGGCTCACTTACCGATGCTGCTACCTCTGCAGCTAACGCCGCCACAAGTGAAGCTAACGCAGCGACAAGCGAGACTAATGCAGCTAACTCCGCTAGTGCCGCTTCAGGTTATGCAACTGCTGCTGCAAGTTCTTACGATGACTTTGATGACAGGTACTTAGGGCCAAAGTCTTCTGCTCCTGCCTTAGACAATGATGGCGATGCACTCGTGTTAGGTGCTTTATACTTCAATACTACTACAGATATTCTATATGTTTATGGTGGGTCAGGTTGGCAAGCTGCTGGTTCATCTGTTAATGGTACATCTGAGCGCAGTGTCTACACAGCCACTTCAGGTCAGACTACCTTTACTGCTACCTACGACACAGGTTTTGTTGATGTCTTCCTTAACGGTGTTAAACTAGCAAATACTACAGACTTTACAGCTACGAGTGGGACTTCTGTAGTACTGACTACAGGTGCTACTGCAGGTGATATTGTAGACATCGTAGCGTATGGTACATTCGCTGTAGCTGATACATACACTAAGGCACAGGCTGATGCACGATATGAGCCTATTGATGCAACTATCCTTAAAGATGCTGATATAGGTGTCACTGTTCAAACCTATGACGCTAACTTGCCTGCATGGCCTGCCGCAGTAGACGCTACAGAAGTAGGCTACTTGGACGGTGTTACTTCTGCTATCCAGACGCAGCTTGATGCTAAGATGACACCTACTTACACGGGTAACGTAGACATTACTGGTAGTCTGGATATTACTGGCGACACAGACATTACTGGTGAGCTTATAGCTGACAGCTACAATGAGACTTTCGTAACTCTCACTGCTGCTGCTACCGTAGATGTAGACTGTGAGACGGGCAACGTGTTTGCTCTTACGACAGATCAGAACACTACGTTCACCTTTAGCAATCCACCTGCAAGCGGCACAGCTTACGGCTTTATGCTTCGTCTTACTGCTGGTGGTACTCACACAATAACCTACCCAGCTTCTGTAGACTTTGCTGCTGCTACTGCCCCTGATGCACCTGCAAGTGGTGAGACTGATGTGCTTGTGTTCACGACAACAGACGGTGGCACAACTTGGTACGGTGCGCTTGCTATTGATGCGGCGGGGTAATCTTGTATGAGTAATATTTCACGCTTAATGAACTTAGCCGCTGCTGGTAACGCTGGTGGTGACAGCTACTGGATTAGCTTATTGGGAGGTACTGGTACTGAGATTGCGAATGGCGTAGTCACAGACTCTTCAGATAACATCATCGTTGTAGGCTATACCGATACGGCTGGTGCTGGAGGCATTGACGTTTTAATAGCTAAGTACGATTCTTCTGGTATCTTACAATGGGATAGGACTCTGGGAGGTACTGCAACTGAATTAGCCTATAGCGTAGCCACGGACTCTTCAGATAACATCATCGTTGCAGGTCAGACTGATTCAGACGGTGCTGGTAGCGCCGATGTTCTAATTGCTAAGTACAACTCTTCTGGCGTTTTACAGTGGGATAGGACTCTTGGGGGTACTTCCAGCGATTATGCGAATGGCGTAACCATAGACTCCTCTGATAACATTATTATTGCAGGGCGATGTAGTTCAGATGGTGCTGGAGGTGCAGACTTCCTAATCGCTAAGTACAACCCCTCGGGTGTTCTACAGTGGGATAAAACTCTGGGCGGTACTGGCACTGACATTGCGAATGACGTAGCCATAGACTCCTCAGACAACATCATTGTTGTAGGCCAATCTAATTCAGACGGCAATTTTTATGACGTTCTAGTCGCTAAGTACAACTCTTCTGGTGTTTTACAGTGGGATAGGGTTTATGGCATCAATGCTAGTCACAATGAAATAGGTTATGATGTAGCTGTGGACTCCTCCGATAACATTATCATTGTAGGCACTACTCCAGCGGCGGGTGCTGGTAGCAATGACGCCTTCATAGCTAAGTACAACTCTTCTGGTGTTTTACAGTGGGATAGGGTTCTTGGAGGTACTGGCTATGAAATAGGCTATGGCGTAGCCATAGACTCCTCCGATAACATTGTCATTGCAGGTAGGACTGATTCAGACGGTGCTGGTAGCAATGACTTCCTAATAGCTCAATACAACTCTTCTGGTGTCTTACAGTGGGATAGGACTCTTGGTAGTACTGGTCAAGAAGTGGGGGAGGATGTAGCCATAGACTCCTCAAATAACATCATTGTTGTAGGTCGAACAGATGCAGACGGTGCTGGAGGCAATGACATCCTAATAGCTAAACTCCCCAGTGATGGCTCCCTTGAAGGGACGTATGGAGTATTTACATACGCCGAAGCTGTGCTGACTGATGCTGCTGCTGGGTTGCCAGATGCCGCTGCTGGGCTAACTGATGCTGCCGCTGTTCTAACTGATGCTGCCGCTGTTCTAACTGATGCACCCGCTGGGCTGACTGAAGAGCTTATAGAAATGACGACATAAAAGGATTATACTAATGTCTATAGCACGTACACTAGCCGATACAGTAGCCGCAGCAGGTATACTTAATGATGGCGTTATTACTGCAGCAGAAGTAAGTGGTATTAATATTGTTACGACTTCTGCTACCGCTCCTGTCTCACCTAGTGCAGGTGATCTTTGGCTTAGTACTGAAGACGGAAGCTTGGCTATCTACTTAAACGATGGAGACACGTTGCAGTGGATTGTTGTGTCTGGCCCTCGTGGACCTGCGGGTGTAGACGGTACGGATGGCGCAGACGGCACTAGTATCTCAGCAGGTAAAACTATAGCATTAGCTATGATCTTCGGATAAAAGGGAATTAAGAAATGACAGCACCAAACATCGTTAACACAACTACTATTACAGCTAAGACAGACGTACAAATAGTAGGTACATCCGCTACAGCTATTACTACTAACTCTGCAGCTTCTGGTCAAGTATACAAGATTAACTCAATTATTGTAGCTAACGTAGACGGTACAAGCGCAGCAGATGTTACAGTAGACCTATTTAGAGGTTCTGTAGCCTACAGGTTAGCTTCTACTGTAAGTGTACCTGCAGACTCTACTTTAGTAGTACTTTCTAAAGACACGTCTGTATACCTAGAAGAGGGTGACTCTATTCGTTGTACAGCTTCTGCTGCAGGTGACTTAGAGGCGGTATGTTCTTATGAGGTTATCAGCTAAGGATAGCATAAATGTCTTATCGTAATTACAGCTTTTATGCTAGGCTAGTTAGAAGATGGCGTAGGAAGAATGGTGGTACTATGCGTAGTACTCTCCTTGAGCCTACTAGAAGCTACCTTGACACTGATGCAGATTCAACTTCCACTACTGGTGCTAAGAATAACTCTGGTATCTGGAAACTTGAAGAAGTACATGACGCTATCTCAAGCATCGTACCTGTAGGCGAACATTCCTATACTGCACCCGGTACGTACACTTGGGTTGCCCCTGCTGGAGTGACCAGCGTATCTATTGTTGTTGTTGGTGCTGGCGGCGGTACAACAGGCGGTGCTCTAGGGTATAAAAACAATAGAGCGGTTACGCCTGGAGCCTCTTACGAAGTCAGGGCTGGTCTAGGTGGTACAAGCCGTGGTGGCGGTCAAGGTGGTAACGCTGGGGAGTCCAGCTATTTCCGTGACGTTGGTGGTGCTAACCATACAACTGCTAATGGTGGGCCAGCAAGAATAGGCAACGGAACAACTACAGCCGCTACTCGCTCTGGTGACACCGATGGCGGGGGTGATGGTGGTAGGCACCTAGGTAATGGAGGTGGTTACACAGGCACAGGTGCTGGTGGATATTCTGGCAATGGCGGTAACTATGCGTATGCTGGTGCAAACCATTCAGCAGGTTCAGGTGGTGGTGGCGCAAGTGGTACATGGGCATACAACTCAGGCGGCGGTGTAGGTATTTACGGTGAAGGTCCAAGCGGAACAACAGCAAGTGCTGGCGGTTCAGGCGGTACTAATGGTGGTGCAAGTGCTAACGGTGGTACATATGGTGGCGGTGCAGCCGCAAACCCCGCAGGAAAAAGAGGCGGTGGTGGTGCGGTGCGTATCGTTTGGGGTGAAGGACGTGCATTCCCTAGTACGCTAGTGGATTTAGCAAGCAGTGATGGCAACGTGTCAACAAACTAAGGGTATTCAATAATGGCTATTAACTTTCCAGGCTCACCTACCAACGGTGATACATACTCCTACGGGGGTAAAACGTGGACATATGACGGTACTGCGACTAAGTGGATTCCTACTAATATTTTATCAGATGTAACCGCTACTGCTGTAGAGTTAAACTACGTTGATGGTGTTACCTCAGCAATACAAACTCAACTAGATGCTAAGGTAACTCCTACTTATACTGGTGACATCAACATCACAGGTGAACTTGTAGTTGACAGCTACAATGAAACCTATGCTGCTATTACATCTACAGGTGGTGCAAGTGTGATTGACTGTGAGGCAGGTAACACGTTCAGCCATGTGCTTACAGAGAGTACCACTCTAGGCTTTAACAACCCACCAGCAAGTGGCATAGCTTACACCATGTCGATTGAGATTATCCAAGATGCAGGTGCTTCTGGCTACACAGTTACATGGCCTGCAAGCGTTGACTTCCCTGCAGCTACAGCGCCAACGCTGACTGCTGATGCTTCTGCTGTGGATGTATTCGTATTCTCCACCCGTGACGGTGGCACAACTTGGTACGGCTTCACGGCAGGTCAAGCAATCGCAACACCAGCATAAGGAGCTATAGATATGGCGACTAAGAAAAAGATGTTGCAAGCTGCGGCTGGTGCTGGCGGTGAGCCAGAGGGTGCATGGGATTTGTCGTATGCTTATTATGATGATCCTCTTGCGTGGGATGTCTCTAGTGCCACTTTCGTTCGATCATTTAGTGTCTCCGCACAAGATACTGGCCCAAACGACGTATTCTTCAAACCTGATGGCACTAAGATGTATGTTCTTGGAATTACTGGAGATGACATCAATGAGTATAACCTAAGCACTGCTTGGAATGTTTCTACTGCTAGTTTCTTGCAAAACTTTAGTGTTGCTGCCCAAGAAACATCCCCCAATGCAGTGTTCTTCAAGCCTGACGGCACGAAAATGTATATTACGGGTGTTTCTGGAGATGACATCAATGAGTATGACTTGAGTACCGCTTGGGATATTTCTAGCGCCAGCTTCTTGCAAAACTCTAGTGTAGCCTCCCAAGAGCCTAACCCAAGGGGATTATATTTCAAGCCTGACGGTTCTAAGATGTACATCACTGGCTCAAGCCAATCTGCATATGAATACGATCTCAGCACCGCTTGGGATGTCTCTACATTATCTTTCTTGCAAAGCTTTAGTGTTGCTGCCCAAGAGACAGACCCCAATGCTGTGCGCCTTAAGCCTGACGGTACGAAGATGTACATACTGGGGAACACTGGAGATGACGTAAACGAATATGACTTGAGTACCGCTTGGGATATTTCAACCTCC